GGTGTTCTTCGACTTGTTCCCGGTGTATCTGGGCGTCAAGGCGCTTTTGACGCTCTGGTCAGTTTTGCCTTCAATGCAGGGCTAGGGAACCTCCAGCGCAGCCAGATCAGGATGCGGGCCAACCGGGATGACTGGGAGGGTGCCGCCGAGGCGTTTAGGGCATGGACAAAGGGTGGTGGCAAAGTTCTTCCGGGATTGGTCAAACGCCGGGAAGCCGAGATAGCTCTTTTCTTGAGTTAAAACATGAGCACAGCAACCAAATCAGACCCGGCCAAATGGAAACGGATTGTGGCTTCCGTCAAAGCCTCGGGAAAAGGCGGGTCTCCCGGTCAATGGAGCGCCCGTAAAGCCCAGCTTGCAACCCAGCGATATAAGGCGTCGGGAGGGGGTTACAAAGGCCCAAAAAAGGCCGATAATTCACTCGCAAAGTGGACGAAAGAGGACTGGGGAACGAAGTCTGGAAAGCCGTCTACTCAAGGCCCAAAAGCCACAGGAGAACGTTATTTACCCAAAGCGGCCCGCGAAAAGCTGACTTCAGCGGAGTACGGAGCCACAACCCGAGCGAAACGAGAAGGAATGAAGCAGGGGAAACAGTTTGTGCCCCAGCCTGAATCCATCAAGAAGAAGGTGTGGTGATGCCGGTCGCAGCCGTAATGACGTATGACTCGCTGGTTGAGAACATCCAGTCTTATCTGGAGCGCACAGACCAAGCGACGATTGAAAAGATCCCTCTTTTCATCATGCTGGCGGAGCAGACCATTGCTTCGCAGATCAAGTTTCTTGGGAACCTGACGGTCAATAACAGCACGATGACCGCCGGGGCGAACGTAATCAACAAGCCCGCCCGGTGGCACAAGACGGTGTCTATGAACATCACCGTTGCCGGTAAGCGGTACCCCGTTCTTCTCAGGAAGTACGAATACCTTCGTGAGTATTGGCCTGATCCCTCGGCTCAAGACATTCCAAAGTTCTACTGCGACTACGACTACACCCACTGGATGGTGGCCCCGACTCCAAGTGCCGCCTACAACTTTGAGGTGCTGTACTACGAGCGCATTCAACCGCTGGACTCAAGCAATCAGACCAACTGGTTCACGATCTACGCTCCTCAAGCTCTGCTGTACGGATCTTTGCTTCAGGCGATGCCATTCCTGAAGAACGATGAGCGCATGCAGATGTGGCAGGCGCAGTACACCGCAATCATGCAGACGTTGATTGCTGAAGACAAGCTCCGAGTTGCTGATCGTCAGGCGATTGCGGTTGACAGTTAAGGATAGAAGATGAGCTACAACTCCCCGTTTACCGGAACCGTCATCCAGCCGACCGATGTATCTTTCCGGTCGATCACCCTGACGGCCAATACGCAGCTAGAGTGGCCAATCAACGGAAATGCCACAGACGACTACGCGGCGCGAATCATGCAAGTCTCAGCCTCCTCCGGGGGGCTGAGTCTCTATATGCCCCCGGCGAATCAGACGTCGGTGGGTAATGATGCTCTGATCCGCAACATTGGCGCAAACACGTTCACGGTCAAAGATTACGCCGGAACGAATACGATCATCACGGTTGCCGCTGGTGAAACCAAGTACATATACGTCACGACCAATGCCAACGAGCAGGGTACATGGGGCAACATCTCCTTTGGTACGGGAACGTCGTCTGCTGATGCGGCCACGCTTGCTGGATATGGCCTGCTGGCCTCTGGTGCCACACTCAACCAGAGTCATCCGACAAATTCCCTGATTGCTGCATACACGTTTGCGACGAGCGACCGGGCGCAGACCTATGTCTGGTCTGGCGGCACGACGACGGCTACGCTTCCTTTGGCGGCAACTACTGGCAATAACTGGTTCTTCCTGTTCAAAAACAACGGAACGGGAACGGTCACGATTGGCACGACCAGCAGTCAGACGATTGATGGGTCTCTGACTAAAGGCTTCGCTCCCGGCGAGTCGGCGTTTATTTTGTCTACGGGCACCGAATACATCACGATTGGCTACGGCGTAAGCACTCAGTTTGAGTTCAACGTTTTGACCAAGGCGGTGACCAACGGGGCGTACACCCTAACCGCCAGCGAGGCGTCTAACACGATCCAGTTCTACACGGGTACGCTGACGGGTAACGTCACGGTAACATACCCGCCAGTGGTGAACCTGTACGTGGTCTCCAACCAGACTACGGCTGGAGGCTATACGCTAACTGTCACCACCGGAATTGGTGGATCTGCGACGGCAACAATCCCTGCTGCTGGTCAAGCCACTCTGATCTGCGATGGAACAAACTTCTATAACGCCAACACCACTCAGGCTGGTGCGACGGCTTTGAGTCTGATTAACGGCACTGCTGGTTCCCCTTCTCTCAACTTTTCTTCAGAGACCAACACGGGTGTCTATCGTCCGGGTGCTGGCAGATTCGGTGTATCCGTCCTCGGAAACCTGATTACTGACGTGACCGCAAGCGGCCTAGTCGTGACTGGTACCGGGACTTTCTCTGGCGGTATATCTGGCGGGACGTACTGATGACGAAGAAGGTCTTCGCGCTTGATACAAAACCCGGCATTCAGCGGGACGGCACTCTTTTTGACAAAGAGTTTTACGTTGATGGCCAATGGGTTCGTTTCCAACGTGGACGCCCTCGAAAGATTGGCGGATACCGAGAGATCAGTTGTGGCATCTCTGGCATTTCTCGGGGCATCTATGTCACCGCTCAAAACGGCTTCAATCAGATCTTCAATGGCTATAACCATGGCCTGCAAACGCTGACGATCAACAACAACGGCGTTGGAGCAGGCATCGTTGATGTTAATTTTGCCGCTCCGATTGATACCGTAGGCGCAATCACTGGTGGTTCTGGGTACACAAATGGCACTTACGAAAACGTTCCCCTGACAGGCGGATCGGGTTCTGGGGCCGAGGCAACTATTACGGTTGCATCAAATTCTGTTTCCGCTGTGACCGTCACCAACGACGGGAACGGGTACCTTGTTGGGGATGTTTTGTCTGCTGCTGCCACATCAATTGGGAGCGGCGTCCAAACCTACGGATCTATCACCGGAGGCACCCTGTACACGGATGGGACGTATCTGAGCGTTCCCATGACAGGCGGTAGCGGTTCAGGTGCTACGGCCAACGTGACGGTCTCTGGTGGCGTTGTTACTGGCGTGGTAGCGCAAGATCGGGGTGTTGGATACGCGGTGTCTGATGAACTAACTGCCAACGCCGCAAACATTGGTGGCGTGACGGGCATCATCAGCACCTATGGAAACCTGATTGGAGGCTCACTGTACGAGCCGGGAACCTACACGGGCGTAAACCTGATTGGCGGCACCGGATCAGGTGCCGTTGGCACGATTGAAGTGCTAGAAAATGGTATTGCCTCAGTTAAAAACCTAGTAGGCGGCAGCAACTACACCAACGGATCGTTTTCTGGCGTAGCTCTGACTGGCGGCACTGGGACTGGTGCGGTGGCTACCGTGACCGTGTCTGGTGGAAACGTCATATCGGTGGTGATGACTTATGGCGGTAACAACTACACCGCCAACGACGTGCTGTCTTGCTCTGCCTCAAGTATCGGTAATGGGGTGACTGCTTTTGGCGGCATTACTGGTGGCTCTGGCTACGTCAATGGAATCTATCCAAACGTTACTCTGACTGGCGGTACGGGCACTGGAGCGCGTGCAACAATCACCGTATCTGGCGGCATTGTGATCTCGGTGAGCCTGACGTATGCGGGTGTTGGATATACAGCCTCTGATGTGCTGACTACTGCCAACACAAATCTAGGCGGCAGCGGTTCTGCATTTAACGTGGTGGTTTCTACCGTAGCCTCCAGTTCTGGTTTTCAGTGTGAGGTCAATGCGCTGAGCACTGGATCTGTTGGCAAAGTGACGCTGACAGATGACGGCATCAACTACACCGTAGGCGACATTCTGTCTGCCTCCTCTGAAGACATTGGCGGTATTGTCGGAATCATCTCTGCAATTGGCGGAATCGTTGCGGGAAACTACTACACCGATTCCACGACGGCGACGGTTACCGGTTCAATCTCCGGCACCGTGTTGACCGTCTCTTCTGTAACTTCTGGAACCTTGGTTGTTGGCCAAACGATATTTGGTTCTGGAGTAGCCAGCAATACGGTGATCACGTCGTTTGGCTCAGGCTCTGGTGGTGTCGGAACGTACAACGTTAACAATAGCCAGACGGTTTCGAGCACCACTATCACAGCTTTGGGAATCTTCCGAGATACTCCTCTGACGGGTGGATCTGGCTCCGGCGCTACTGCAAACATCGTGATTTCAGGTGGTAAGGTGACCGCCGTACAGGTGATTGAACCCGGCGTTGGATACTCTGTCGGGGATAGTCTGAGTGCAACCTTGGCTGGCTCAAACAACGGGATTGCCACGACCTCGGGCCTAGCTGGTGGTTCAAACTATACGAACGGTACCTACACGAATGTGGCTTTGACGGGTGGTGCTGGCTCCGGGGCTAAGGCCACAATCACCGTGTCTGGCAACGCTGTGACAGCGGTGACGATCACTACTGCGGGATCAAACTACGCCGTATCAGACTCATTAGGTGCCGCCGCAGCAACGCTTGGCAATGGCGTAAACACTTTGACCACAGGTTCTTTGGTAGGTGGTGCTAACTACACTACTGGCACGTACACGAATGTGCCGCTAGTTGGTGGAACTGGAACTGGCGCTAAGGCAACCGTGGTTGTTGGCGCCGGTGGTGACGTGACCTCGGTGACCATGACGGACCGTGGAACTGGATACACGGTATCGGATAGTCTGAGCGCGGCGGCGACTGATCTTGGCGGCTACACCAACGGCGTATCGACGTTGGGCGCAATCACGGCTGGATCTGCATACACCGATGGAACCTACACAAACGTCCCGCTGACTGGCGGCACGGGGACCGGAGCTAAAGCCACCATTGTGGTTGCCAGCAATGCTGTGAGCACGGTTACGATCACTGATCGTGGCAACGGATACACTGCCTCAGACAGCTTGTCTTGCGATCCGCTGAAAATTGGCAAGGGTATTCAGACGCTGGGAACCATCACTGGAGGTTCTGGATACACAAACGGAACCTACACTGGCGTGAACCTGATTGGTGGTTCTGGAACCGGAGCGCAAGCGACCATCGTTGTGGCTGGTGGGGTGGTGACAACGGTAACCATCACCAGCCGCGGCTACGGCTATGTGGTGAGCAACATCATGACGGCCAACTCCACCAGCATTGGTGGTACTGGCGGTGGTTTTGTGGTGCCCGTGAGCGCGGTATACAACAGTACCGGATTTGCTGTGCCTGTGGCTACGGTGGTGACCAGTTCCGGCTTTTCCATTCCTGTGGCGACCGTGTACGCAAGCGCCGGTTTTGCGATTACTGTAGCCAGCCTTGGGAATGCTGGCGGTTTTGCCGTGCCGGTTACAGGCGTCAAGTCAAGTTCAGGCTTTGGCTTCAAAGTTTTGAGTACAACAGGAAGTTCTGGATTTGAGGTTCAAGTCGCATCTGTCTACTCAAGCTCTGGATTTTCGTTGCCCATTACCGCGATTGATCAAGAGTTTACGGCCAGCGATGCCAATCTGTGGCAGTTTGACACCCTGTACAACGTAGCTGGCGGAGACAATCTTCTGTTCGCGCACCCGGGGCAGAACCTGCTAGAGATTGATAGTACGGCTAATACACCGGTCCTGTTTGGCGATATTACTGGCGACAAAGTTTCTCCACTGAAAGACACCGGTGGCGCAAATCCGACCAACAATATCATTGAAGTCAGTGGCGGCGTGGTGGCCTTGCATCCGTACATCGTGGTGTACGGCAACGCTGGCCTGATCAAGAACTGCTCGGCTGGAGATCCTACAGACTGGAACTCTGCGGACGCCAACGAAGTAAACGTGGCAACCGGAAAGATCGTGAAGGGGCTGCCAGTTCGAGGTGGATCAAATTCTCCGTCTGGTCTGTTCTGGAGCTTGGACAGTTTGATCCGCATGTCATACATCGGCGGTGCGGGTACTCCGGCTCAATACTGGCGCTACGACATCATCTCTTCACAGTCTTCCATCTTGTCGTCTCAGTCCGTGATTGAGTATGACGGCATCTACTACTGGTGTGGCGTTGACCGCTTCTTGCTTTACAACGGCGTGGTCAAAGAGATCCCGAACCCGATGAACCAGAACTGGTTCTTCGATAACCTGAACTACACGCAGCGTCAGAAAGTTTGGGCGACGAAGGTTCCTCGGTTTGGCGAGATCTGGTGGTTCTACCCCCGCGGCGACTCTGAAGAGTGCAACGACGCCATCATCTACAACGTCCGTGAGAACACTTGGTACGACGCGGGTCAGGCAGAAGGTGCCCGCCGCTCTGCTGGGTACTTCTCGCAGGTGTTCCGTTTTCCGGTCAACGCTTCCAGCGAGATTGACTCTGTAGGCGGGATTAGCGCCCTGAGCATCACCGACGCCGGATCGGGATATACCAATGGCACCTACACCTTCCAAACCCTGACTGGGGGCACAGGAACTGGCGCTACAGCAACTGTCGTGATTGCTGGGGGAGTGGCCACCAGCGTGACCATCAACGACAAGGGAAAGAACTACCTTGTTGGCCAGACTCTGACCGCAGCGATTCCTGCTGGCTCTAACCTTCAGTTTACGATTGATGATACGACCGACTTTGTTTGCCTATGGCAGCACGAGTACGGTACTGATGAGATCAAAGGCGTCAATTCAAACGCCATCGAAAGTTACTTTGAGACCAGCGATCTAGGCTGGGTGGCTGGCGGGCCTTCGCAGCCGTCCCCTGTTGGGGACAACCGCTGGCTGAGACTTGAGAGGGTTGAGCCTGATTTGATCTTGAGCGGAGAGATGGACTTGTACATCACGGGTAGACCGTATGCACAGTCTCAAGACGAGACAACGGGTCCATATACTTTTGATTCAAGCACCAATAAAATTGACATGAAAGAGCAGAGGCGAGAACTGCGACTGAGGTTCGTTAGTAACGTCTCTGGCGGCAATTACCAGCTTGGCAAGGTTGTACTCAACGCAGACATAGGTGACGTTCGTGGCTACTGATTCGCCATTCATCTATGACCCGAGGTACATGGAGTTTCAGGAATGGGCTGCTCTTTTGTGCGAACAGTATGCGGCCCAGCAGTTGGCGATTCCGAACGATTCAACTAAGTGGCAGGACTGGGGCGCGGGTTTGTTGGCGATTGATGTGTTTGCCAATAACGCTATCCCAAGCCCTTACGGTTTTGACGATTGGAAAGACTGGGCTGCGGCGCTTCTGGGCGCAATCAGCCCTGAGCCGAACTAAAAGTTGATGGATTGACCATGGCACTTACACAAGATTTGGCTCAGCAGCTAGAGACTGCGTACAAGGCAGGAGATACCGCAGCAGTCAACCAGATGTTGCAGGGCAATAAAGTGACTGCCGGTGATGTGCAGGGTTACTTTAATTTGGCCCCCACGCAGATGCAGCAGCTTGGCGGGCTGAGTTTTTACTCTGCTCCTGCCACTACAACTGTTGCCGCTCCTGCTACCGCTGTCACCACTACTGGCGGTCTTCCTGTAGTCAATCAGACTGCAACATCTGCAAGTACTACGTCTGCTCCGGTCAAGTTATCAATACCGAGCGTTGTTTATGCGTCTTCCCCCGAGGGACACGCAAACTACTACAACTCGTTGTTGGCTCAAGGGTTTACAGACGCGCAGATTCGCGCTGCCGCAGGCTCAATAACCGATCAAGACTGGGCTGACCTTCAAAACAGAGCAACGGCTCTGCGCCAAAGCCCGCAAAATGCCGTTGTTACTACTGGGCAAAATCAAGCTGCTAGTGCAGTTGATCTTAATACGGCAAGAAACTTAATTCTTGGGTCGTATGCGGGGATTGGTCGAACTGGTTTCGGTACCGATATTGCAAACGTTGATCAGCCCGGATACAACTATTGGCTGGGAGAGCTTCAAAGTGGTCGTATCAAGCCTGAAGACTTCCGCTCTGTCTTCAGTAACGCTGTTAATCAATTCATAGCTGACAACCCTCAAAACGCCTATAGTCAGCAAGCGTTGAGTACGATGGTTGGGAACGTTCTCAACCCTGCCAACAATCTAACCGAAGCGCAGCAGGCTTCAGCCATTCTTGGCCTTCAGAACAAGTTTGGATTGACTGACGCAGATTTTTCTCGTCTGTCTGGCGGCAGATACACGGCTGATCAATTTTCGTCGTACTTAAATCCAATTCGTGATTTTCAGACCAACTACGAGTTGGTGATGAACAATCCGACGTCCACGGCGTCTGAAGTTGTCGATTTTGTCAACAATGCTCTGAACACATCTCAGATTTCTAACCTGTACGGCACTCGTTTGAACGAGTTGAAGAACAGCAATGAGTTCAAAGAGATTGAGCGTCTTGCTACTGTTGGAACCGTCCGAGACTATGAGGGCAACGAGTACAACCCGCTGACTCTGAAAAAGCTGGTCGGTCAGATTGGCCAAAACTTTGATACCAGCCGCATGAGTGGCGGCGCATTCGCTACTAGCGGAGAAAGCATTGGCTTTGACTACGGAGAAGCCGCAAAGGTCTTCGGATCAAATCCAAACGCTGCTCAGCAGATTGTGCTGGATATGGCTCGATCTCTGATCAAGTCAGGCATCACAGACATTTCTCAACTAGGTACTGCTGAACGGTATCAAACTGGCGCTAATCAAGTTGCCGTAGATGATGAAGGCTACTTGTTGCGTGAAGATTTCATTTCTGGGTCCATGGTCAGAGACAGAAAACTGTCAGACGATGAACTCGCTCAAGTCAGAATGATTGAAAGCATCGGCACAGGAGAGGGCGGGGGTGACGTCTATAGATCTCGCGTTTTTGACGACCCGATTTATGGGTACCGTCAAAGTATGTCTGGTATAGACCTTCCGTCAGATTTTGACGAGCAGATGGCCCAGCGTTTTAACGAGGCCGGATTTAGATTTGGAGAAACCGCGACGGGTAAGGGTAGAACTCGGTACAACGTAGTCTACGATCCCGAGACGGGGCAACCTAAATTTACGACTGAAGCAAAGATGAGCGGCTGGTATGACGCCGCTCCAATCCTTGCCATGGTTGCGACCATGTTTGGCGTGCCTGCGCTGTCTAATCTGATCAGCGGAGCACTCCCCGGAGCAGCGGTGACTGGCGGTGCTGGCGCGGCGGGGGCGGCATCTGGTATCGGTTTTGTCCCCGCAACTGCTGCTAACACCGCAATTAGCAACGCCCTTGCGTCTGGTTTGATTCAAGGTGGAATATCTGAGCTTACAGGCGGTGACTTTGGCAAAGGTTTTGTTCGCGGAGGTCTTCCCGGCATCGTGAATTACGGGTTGGGGAACATTATTCCTGCTGACTTTGCTGCTGCAAACCCGCGTGCTGCCGCTGCTTTGCAAAGCATTGGGTCTAACGTTCTGACGGCGGGTCTGACAGGCGAAAGCATGACCGATGCCCTGCGAAGCGGTCTAACTGGTACGGCCATAAGCACGGTCACCAATGCTGTGCTGAACAGGATTCCGGGCTATTCGGATCTTCCTGCTGCTGGTAAGGCGCTAGTCAATCAGGGTTTGAACGCCGCAATCCGTGGAGGACGTACAGATCCTCTTGCGGTTGTCATGTCTTTGATTTCTGCCGCAAAAGGCGCTCAAGGGGGCGCCCGCAAGGCCAAAGGTGGTCTGGCCATGGCTAGGGGTGGCGCTGTTCCGGGGTACTACGACGGTGGAGACGTTGATCTCCGTGCGCGTTCTAATCTTGATATTGGCGATTTTAATTTCGACTTTGGCAACTTTGACGCTTCCGACTTTGACTTCGGTGGGCTTGACTTAGGCGACCTTGATCTGGGAAGCCTAGACATGGGCAACCTAGACTTTGGCAGCAACTTTGACCTTGGGTCGTTCAACGATATTGCCGCGGCTGATCTGATCGGATCTGACGTCTCTGTGCCCCGCGTAGACGATCTGTTGCTGGCTTCCGCGGGCAATGACTCGGGCGGCTTCCGCGTAGAAGTAGGAGGGACGCCTACGTTTGCTGATAGTCCAGATGCTTCCAGAGTTCCGTTGAACTTTGGTGAGCGCCTTTTGTCTTCGGAGGAGTTCGTCACCGACACCATGCCGCGTGGGTCGTTCTATGACCCGATGCGTAATGCATGGATCACTTCGTCTCAAGAACTGACCGACATCTCAGATATTGCTTCTCAAGGTTTTGGCTACGGCACAGCTTTTGCTCCGGGTACGGGTGACTTTGCACGTCTTGACCGCGACCTATACAACACCCAGCTTGCTGATCAGAATGTAATTGACAGCATTCTTGGATCTGACTCGCGCTTCTTCGGCGCTTACGGAGATAACGCTCCGAGTGATGCTGACATTCAGAACGCTCTTCTAGAGGGTTTTACTGGTGATTTGGGCCGAGTGGAAGTAACGGCGTCAAGGGAGCCTGATGAGGACTTCTATGAGGCAGGCTCTGGAGTGCTTGATGAATCTGGAGACTTCTATGAGGCAGGTTCTGGAGTCCTTGATGAGAATGATCTTGGCCGAGTAGAAGTCGTTGGCCGCAGAGAAGAAGACGATGAAGTCACTGATGATGAAGTCACTGACGATGAGGACACTGAAGACGAAGAGTGTGCAGAAGGCTTCCACCGAGGGCCGACTGGAGTTTGCGTTCCAGATGATGACGAAACCGATGACGACACTACCTGCCCTCCGGGATATGTCTACAACCTGAACACAAGACAGTGCGAGAAGGTTGGAACTCCTCCTCCTCCCAGGCCCCCAACACGCCCTCCAGCACCAGCCCCGCTTGCGGTAACGTCTATTGGTGGCACAAATATCAACATCCCCGGAGTGCAGCAGCTTGCTCCGTTGGTGCTGCAAGCCCTGCGTACCGAAGGTGGCGGTGGCCGCTTTATGGACCCGCTAGAGCGTCTGAAAGAAGCTGTTGCAGGAACTAGAGGATCGGCTGCCGAAATGTTCAAGATGGACCCCTACTTAGAAGGCGTGCTTCGTCAGCGTGCTGATCCGGGCTATTACAGCTATGGCCAAGAGCCTTCGCTGGACGAGATCGTCAACCGCCGTCCATTCGCCCAAGGTGGTGCTGTGGCGGGCTATGCGGGAGGCGGTCTTGCGTCTCCGCTGATGGCCGCCATGGGAGGTACGTCCCTCGTTGAAGGGCGAGAGGACTTCCGTGAGGGCAAGCACGTTGCTGGCCCCGGAGATGGCCAATCTGATGACATCCCGGCGATGCTGGCCGATGGTGAGTTTGTGTTTCCTGCGGACGTGGTTGCCGCTCTTGGAAATGGCTCAACCAAGGCGGGAACAGATAAACTTTACGAAATGATGCACAGCATCAGGAAATATCACCGTTCTGCCAAACCTCAGGATCTTCCGCCCCCGGCTAAGAAGTCCCCGCTGGACTATCTGTCGAAGGGTAAAAAAGGAGCTAAAGCATGAGTATCTTTCAGGGCAGCCCTCTGCCGTCGGTAACGACGTCGCAGACTGCTACGCAGACGGCACCGCAGTACTACACGGACTATCTGACCGATCTGGCGTCATTCGGGCAGGGGCAGCTTGCTCGGCCTGCCGGTGAGTTGGTTGCGGCTCCCTCTGGGCTACAGACTAGAGCTTTTGAGATTGCTCCGGATATTTTGGGGAGGCCCGGTGCCTCGCTAGAGACCGCTGGTAGTGCTCTAACCAATCTGGCCACGGGCATTACTTCCGAAGACGTTTCGAAGTTCTACAACCCGTACGAGTTTCAGGTTGTAGACGAAATGGCGCGTCGTAGCGCCCAGAACGTCCAGCGCAATCTTTTGCCTCAATTGAAGGCGGGTTTTGTCGGTTCTGGTGGTCTTGGAGGTCAGCGATATGCGGGCGCTCTGGGACAGACCTTGGCTGACGTGCAGGCCGATCTACTGGGCAAGCAGTCTGCGATGCGTCAAGCTGGCTACCAGTCGGCTCTGGATGCCGCGATGAAGCAGAAGGGCTTGATGGGTTCCGCTGCTCAGATTGGTGGTCAATTGGCCACCCAGACGGGTGCAATCGGTCAGAACGCTCTGAACACCATGGCCCAGTTGGGCGCCCAGCAGCAAGCTATTGAGCAAGCCAAGATCAATGCACCCTTGATGCAGGCTCAAAACGTCGCTCAACTGATGCGTGGCTTTGCCTTCCCAATGGGTTCTACGCAAACGACCACCCGACCGGGCCAGCAAGGTGAGTTTGGTTTGTCCCCCCTAAGCCAGATTGCCAGCTTGAGCGGCCTGATTGGTGCTGCCGCAAGTCCGCAGAGCAATTTGGGCTGGATTGGCGATCTGTTCAAGCGCTTAACCGAGAACATTCCTACGCCTACTGCGGAAGATTTCAGTAGTTTTTATGACGCTGGAACAGGCCAGTACCCTGAAGAACCCTAAGTCTGAGAGTTAACAGGAATCAAAATGGCAACAGCTAAGGCAACCACGACCAGCCCTCTTGCCGCCGTGCAGGGGGAGGAAGAAGAGCGCAAGCTTGAAGAGGTTCGTCAACTTCAGCAGCAGCTAAAGGACGCTCTGGACTATCGCAAGGGGTTCTATCTTGATCCCTCAATGCTGGCGATTGCTCAGGGATTTGCTGCGCCTACCCGAACGGGCAGCTTCTTTGAGAGCCTTGGTACTGTTGCCGGGAATCTTGGGCGGGTGCAAGAGGAAGAGCGCAAGCGTGCTCAAGAAATTGCTCAGATGCGCCTAGAACTGGCCATGGGTGAGCTTGGTTTGCAGCAGCAGCAGCGACAGTCTAAAGAGGTCGCGGAGTTCCTTGCTGGCCGCACGCCGGGAACTCCTGCTGCTCCGTCTGGCGGTGCAGAGGGGGCTGCTGGCGCTGCTCCGTCTGCCGGTGCTGCTCCGGGTGCCGTCCCCGTCAATTCTCGACCAATCACTCCGGATTTGATTGAGCGGGTCAGGATTACGAATCCGCGCCTTGCAGAAACGATGGAGCGAATGGTTAAGTCGGAAAGAGAGCGCTACTCCATCTCTATGCAGGGTATCGTGTTCGATAAAGACACGGGCCAGTACCTGAACATGCCCATTCCGGGCCAGAAGCAAGAGCAGTACGAGACCCCGTATGGCCGCTTCATGATGACGCCGTATGAGTACGATCAACTTAGAAACGCCGTCGCTCAAGGCAAGGGTGAGCAGTGGATGCGTGATTGGCGTGGCGGCGTTGGTGCTGCTGCCGCCCCACAAGGCAGGCCCGGAGAAGCCCCGAGCAGGCCGGGACAGGCGCCTGCCAGACCCGCCGGTCGTCTGAGCGTTCCGGAAGCAGAGGCAGAACAAAAGCGCTTGGCGACCGAGGCGGAAGAGACCACGAAGGCCCAAGTCAAGCGCACGCAGGCCGCAATTGAAGGCGGTTCTGCTGCATCGGATCGGATGCCGCTGTATTCATCGATTGAACAGTTTGCCACCGATCCTGATGCCAATGAAATCTTCGGCATTTTTGCAACACCCAAGGCAAGCTCGGCAATTCTGAAGCTGATTCAAAGCAAGATTCAGTTGCCGTTCGGTGTGTCAATTGAAATTCCAGAGATTGAAGACGCGCTGCGGGGCGTAAACATCCCTCCGCGCTTGATTGCCAAGGCCCAGAGTGCTGCTGCGCTGATGGCTAACGCTCAGTTGATTGCCAGCAAGGTCAATCAAGGCCAAGGCGCTGTGTCCGACTTTGAGCGCCGGTTGTTTGGCAGTTCGTCATTCTCGATGTCTGATCGTCCAGAGGCGCTTGTCTACAAGTCGCAGCGGTTCTCTGCTGCCGCTCGTGCTGACAAAGCTGTTGCAGACGCTTTGCTGGACAACGGAATGTCTCTTGATCGCTTCCGTCGTACTGACGAGTACAAATCGATCAGAGAGCAGTTTGAGGCCGAAATTAAGCGTATTGACGCCCAATTTGGGGGTCGAGGCGGTGCTCCGCGCACATCTCCTACTCCGTCTGGCGGTGCAGCGCCTAGCGGCAGACCTTCGCCCCTGCGCCAGCGTCTGGGCCTTCCGCCGCAGTAAGGAACCGAAATGGCAGACTTCTCTTGGCTTGACAAGCTGACGCCTGAACAACAGGCGGTAGCCAACATGGTTATCGACAAGGCGCAATCCATGGGGATTGATCCCCGGCTTGCCCTTGCGGTCGGCATGCAGGAGAGCGGCTTTAACCCTGCCAGCCGCGGCGAAAAGGGTGAGATTGGCGTGATGCAGGTCAGACCCACGACCGGCAAAGAGATAGGCTTTAGCGAAGAGGATCTGACTGATCCTGCCAAAAACATTGACGCTGGCCTGAAGTACTTGAAGCAGATGCTGCAAAAGTACCCTGATCCGGTGGATGCTGTGGCCGCTTACAACGCAGGCCCAAACCACCCGTACTTTAAGAATCCAGACAAGAACGAACTTCCTGAGAGCACCATCAATCACCTGATGGCCATCAAGAACTATGGTGGCTTTACCACTACTCCCAAGGAAGAAGACAAGAAAGATCGCAAGAAGGTAGAGGTTTCTGACGAAGATCGCTTGCTCCAGCAGTTGGAGGAGATGGGTTTTGACAAGCAGCGTCTCACAGTAGATGCGATTGCCGCCCTGACCGGAGCCTTGGTTGGCGGCGGTGCAGGATCATTCAGATCGGCTGCCGAGCGTGTGTTTGGATCTCCTGCCGCCCCTGCTGGTCCCGCTGGGCCTACCGCTGGGTCATCTGGCGCCCGCTGGGCTGCCAAGACGGGCTACGGTCTGGGCGAAGGCACCGTCAGGGATGTTGCGGAACGCTTTAAGGCCGCTCAGCCGCAGCCAATCGGTGGCGGAAGGGTCACCAGCAAGATCAAGGCTGTTCCGGGCACCGTAGCCCCGCTATCGATCAATGCGATACCTCCTCAGCTTCCCCCGCCTCCTACGCCTTCTATGGGCCGCCAAGTGGCTCAGGGGGCTATGCAAATGGGGCAGGCAGCTTCTCGGTTCCCGATGGCCATCCCTACGGGTGCTTTGAGTGGTCTGGGGGCTGCCGAACTAGGTATGCAGGCGATTGACCGCTATCGGACAGACCCGGTAGGTTCTGCGATTGCCGGTATCGGTGCGGCTGGATCTGCGGCATCGTTGCTGCCGTTTGCGCCTGCCAAGGTGATTGGCGGGGGGCTTGCGATGGCTTCCCCCGCGGCGCTGTACCTGTTGGATAAGATGCGGGCTGGGCGCCAGACGCCGCCTTCGCAACAGATGGCTGACGTCGTCGCTCCTTAAAGTTTCTACGCAGTTGCCACTTCGTAGAGGGTTCCCCCCGGGTCACTCCGGGGGTCTTTTTTAGGCGTTCCCGCCCGTGTGATTCATGAGGATGAAGAGGTTTCTGCCTTCTTCGGTGACGTCTCGTACGCCTTCTGCGTATCCCATAAGATAGATCAGCGTCAGAAGCTTGGCTTGATGGGTGTCGTCGTTCTTTTGGCCTTCGTCATACAGTTCGGCCAACTGCTCAATCTCTTCCCAGTTGCATTCAAGTTCGCCATCGTCGCTGATCTTCATCAAGATCATTGGGTCTTAATCCACTTCTTGAGCATGATGCATTGCTCTTGCATCTCGTCAATCATTGGCAGCACTTCTTCATACTTTTTGTGAAGGCATGCGTCGTGCATATCTTTGGCCAACTGATCGACGCGGATCAAAATCGGGGCGTAGTCAAACAGTTCCGCAGTATCTGGCCGCGTCAGCCAAGTCATCAATCCCATCTAAATCTTTCCGGTTGGTGATGAAAGTTCCAGATCTGGAAGACAAGTGATCGCGGATCTCGTAGTACCGCTTAGCGTCTTCCTGAGCCTGACGAACCATGAAAAGGAAGACCGGAAGCTGATCTGACTTCCAGCCCTCCCCGAAGAGAGCAGTCACGAACTCTTCAGCGTTCACAGATTTCCCCGTTTTTCTTGAAGGGCGTCTGCAACGGTTGAGTTCAGACTGCGGACAAAGTCGATACACATCTGGCGCTCTACCTTCACGATGGAGGGCATGGCGGCCATGATGAAGGCATCAGCAAGCTTCACAAGATCTTCCTCAAGGAACGCATACGTTTCCTCCAAGTAGACTTTTCTGAAAGCGTCTTTGATGCCTTCTGTGTCAAGATAGGGATTGCTCATTTTTTGGTTGAGGGACGGCCACGACGCTTGGCGGGAGTGCCATCTTTCTTGATGCCGTAAGGGGCTTTCTTGACGATGATGGGATCTGCCGCAACAACTTTCGTTGCCTTTTCGGTCAGAGAGTCAAACAAGCTACTCATCTCAGAAAGGTTCATGGCCTTTTCAGAAGAGATCGAGACTTGCACGTCGCCGTGCTGGATTGTCATAGTGAAGTTCATTTCAGTTTCTCCGTTAGAGGGAAGGTGACCTACTCGCTGCGTCTGGCGTGCGTTTGTTTGCATCGTTGAAGCGCGAGGCCCATCAGCCCTGCGCCCAGCATCCGCTTTCGGCCTTATTTTTAGAAGCAGTTCGTAGAACAGTTGTTGCCGTAGCAGCAGGTCGTACAGGTCGTATATCGACCGTTTACGAAGAACGTATGACTCGTGCAAGCAGCCCAAGCCAAATTGCTGAATGTCAGAGTTACGGCTCCAACCAAAGCAGCCATCCTTTTCATGACGTCACTCCTTGAGCCGAGGTGGACGAAAACAGGCTTGGCTCAACACCCGCTTCGTTAGGATCAAACTTATTCTTTAACTTCCAGAATGTTAAAAGAGACTGGAACATATTCCAACCCCTCTTCAGGTCTTCTTGTAGCCATTCGTACACAACGACCAGCCCCGGTTCGGTGACCGAGACGAATACGTTGGCGCATCTGGCTTCAGGAACTCCCAGACCCACGCGGTAAGCGGCAAGCTGCATGCAGTGCTCGTCGTAGGCGCGGATAGAGTCCTTGTCGCTGTGGGTGAACTCCTTGGTTTTGAAGTCAATGACGACCCCTTCGCCTGTTTTGGAGTGCAGATCCACCTTGCCGCCGAAGCCCAGTTCGTGGGCAAACGACTTCTCGGTAGACCATTCCCGGTCGCCAAAGACGCCCATAACGGCCCGATCCACAGCAGCCTGATGCTCCATGTACTCGGCGTGCATGACGCCTTGATAGAAGCTCTCAAGGGCCGCGTGGACGGCTGTACCCCGCTCTGCGGCCATCCGGGCCTGTTCCTTGGAGTCAGAGACCACCCGCTGGATAAAGGCTTCTTCAGGCTCTCCGTTCACCCTAGGTAGGGTGAGGGCGGCCAGCATCATCTGGTTGAGCTTCCAAGCCTCTAAACCGGGGCTGGCGGCGCATTTGATGATGGTGGTGACCGAAGGTACCAACCCGAGCGTTCGAGCGTCTCTGAGCGTTGTAGAGCGTTCTGAGCCGTTTTTGCCGACAACGCTGTACTTGGGGCTTCCGTCCTTGGCGTACCAGTGGAGGGATTCTGATGGTCGAGCAACAATCATTGGGGTTCCATTTTCTTGAGTACGCGCTGTTGACGCCCAAGGCTTCCCGGGCGGCGCTCTCCGGTGTCGTAGATCAGTCCTTTGCGGATTAGCGGCGCATATCGCGGGCTAATGGTCTGTACGCCATGTCGAGGGAAGTGCCGCATGATCTGATCTGACGTGCATCCGTTGGGGTACATGCAGATGACTTCATAGACCATGCGCTCCAGACGGGCGGTGTCCACCTTTTCGGCGGCATCGTGGCTGGTGTCCGGATCTGTACCTCTGGCCATCTTCTTCGGGTTGGTTCCGAAGATCGGGCTGGAGAACAGATCTCCCGTATGAGGATCTTCGCTTCTGTTCATGATCAGAACGGCATGTCGTCTTCCATGTCGTCAAACGCCCCCTCCTGAAAATCTTCGCCACCGCGGCGGCGGGCGGCCTGATACTCCGGCGAGAGGGCGATCTTTTCCTGCTTGAACTGCGGCAAGGAGTCATACAGTTCCCAGTCCGGCTCGGCAAGCTTGAAGAGCTTCAGTTCGTTATGACCCGCAGGAAAACCGGCTTGCTTGATCATCGGGGGTACGGGCGTAAGGTTGTCCACATTAGCGTAGGTGCGACCAGTCTTGCTAGGGCGGTGGACAACTGTGACCATGGCCCACTGACCCAAAATGTTCTTCAGGTCAAAGCGACTAACCTCCTTGTCAGTCCAAGGCTTATTTCGCCACGATTGCAGATTTTTGCGGAGATTAGAGTTCTCTGACCACGACAGGGTATAGGTACGGGAAATGGACAGCGGGCGCCCATCGTCTGTCGTCAACGGGGTGCCGTCATCGTCTGTGCCGTGCAGTTCCCAACTGATCTCTACTTCCCTGCGGAGCTTGACGTCTCCAAGGTACTCTGACTTTTGGGTGCCAAGGTCGATGATGCGGTAGCACCGCCCGAGATGACTTCCTGCGGACACAAGTTTGTATTTGCTCTCAGATTGAGTGTTTTCGACGATGAAGCTCATGCTGTTTCTCCGATTTCAAAGGGGTCTGGAAGGGCTGCTCGACGTTTCTCGTCCTCTGCAAGCCACTGGCGGTACTCGGCCTGTGCTACGGGATCGTTGACCCACTCAAGGTATTGCTCCTCAAGGGTGCAATCCCAGCCGTCATCAAATCGATCTGTTTTCATGCTGCCTCCCGGATCAGGAGGGCAACAACTACAAAGATGCCGATGAAGGCAACGATGTACAGGGCGATGTCTGACAGACGAATGGTGGGGGAGCGTTCACCAAGGAGCGCGGCCTGAAGACGCTCGGCGTCAACAGAAGCGACTAGGTTCTCGCGGGGAGGCTCATAGCGTGAGCCGATCAACACCTTGCCAGTGTTGTAGGGAAGAGCACGTTTTTGCATCTGGGTTCTCCGTTCACGCCACAGCGGCGCACAGGAATTACACCACAGTTCTTGAACGCAAGGTTAGAATTTGTTGACAGGATCGCAGGGCTTTTATTAACCTGTTGTTTAGATACAATGATCAGCATGACACTGAACGAATACTTCAAAGAAGAGCCGCATGGCGCGATCTCGGAGATGGCAAGGCACATTGGCGTCAGCCCGACGTGGCTGTCGCTGCTGATCCACGGTCACCGCAAGGCCAGCTTCAAGGTGGCTGTGAAGCTTGAGAAGGCCACGCAGGGTTTGGTGACGCTGAAGGACTTGCGTCCTGACCTGTATGCAGAGTAAGATGCTGACGCGCCGTGAGAAGCGCAAAAGGTGTGTCTGAGTCAGTCTCCTTGGGGGACGGCCTCAGATGCCGTTTTCAACACCCACAACGGGTGCAGACACCCCCGGTAATTCTCACACTGGGGTCGTCCGCCCAAGGAGATTGACTTGCCCAATAGGCTAATCCGTGAGGAGATGCTTGAATCGGAATCTATTCTTTCGCTTCCGATTGAGGCCAGATGGTTTTATGTGACCATCCTTTTATCTGCCGACGACGTGGGTTTATTTGAGGCGACGAGTTTCAAACTTGCGCGTCGAGCAGACATCAACCGAGATATTGGTGAAAAACTGCTCTGCATGCTTGCAGACAATGATCTGGTACGTCTGTACGAGGTCAACGGCAAGCGGTACGGGTTCATTCCAAGGTTTCGGCAGCGCATCCAGATCCGCAAACTCAAGCACCCACTGCCGAGCGCCGCGCTGATGGCAGACGACGACGATGCGGTCAATAAAATCAAGCACTTAGCATCAAATCCAACCGTTGGGCAGCAGTTGTCCACGGATGGGCAGCAGGGCGTCACGGTTGCCCAACCGTCTGAAGCGGAAGCGAAAGCGGAAGCGGAAGTATCTTTAGAAGGTACTAACGTACCTTCTCGTCCGTCTGAAGCCGGACCTGTGGTTCAGGACAAGCAGATTCCGGCATGTGACCACAAGGCAGTGATCAGTCTGTACCACACCCATTGCCCAACTCTTCCCCGAGTGGAGGTCTGGAACGAAACGCGCTCTGGTTTCCTGCGGCAGCGTTGGCGTGAGGTGGCATTGGATGTCGCCAAAACCCAGACGCTTACTAAAGACGTTTTGATTGATTGGTGGCGGGATTTTTTCAAGTTTGTTGCCCTGTCTGAGTTTTTGACGGGAAAGGTAAACAGCGGAAAGAATCAGCGATCTTTTGTCGCTGATTTGGAGTGGCTTATTCGTCCCGGTAACTTTGCCAAGGTAATCGAAAACCGTTATCACAGGAAATAATCATGAGAAGCCTGAAACAAAAGATTGACGAATACTCGCAGGAAGATAGCGATTACAACCGCCTGATGTGCTCTGCCAACAACTGCCCGATGGAGTGGTCAGTCAACACGGGCACACCTCTCTGCACGTTCCATGCTTGGGCCGACAAGCAAGAATGGCCCGCGATCACCGATAGGCTGATCACGAAGGCCGCTTTGGGCACCTTGCCCAGCTTTCGCAAAGTGGCAGAGAAGTACGAGCAGGGCAGCGCAAGCACTGGGTTGGTGACCCTTGAGGAAAAGCAGGCAATCTTGCTGGAACTCAAAAAACTCGTGCAGGGCTTTGGCAGGCAAGACCCCAAGGCATGGGCGCACAAGCTGCGAGAGCGTGAGCGCAACGGTGAGAGCCTGAGCCGGGTGCAGCGCGATGCATGGCGTGAAGCTCTGAGGGTGCGCGATGACGTATGAGGAAGCGAAAAGAATCCTCGACGAAAGCCGAGAAGGTGTTGACCACAACGGACGAACCATACGTGTCGCCCTACGGGTCACCGGAGACCTTAGAGCACATGAAGCAGTGCGAAGCCCGGGAGTGGATTGCGAGATACCGCAAGAAGATTGGAGAGCTAGGGTCCGTCAACGCGCAATCATGGTGGGAAAAAGTCATCAGTGACATCGAGCGCATTCGTGGCAAGGATGCAGCTACCGAATTACGTTGGCGAATGAATCAGGAGAGAAAACGTGGAGCCACATAATTTTTTGCGGCAGGCAGTAAAAGGTGTCGGCGACTTCCTTGAGTTATCTCAAAAAATAAATACTCCGATGACGCAAGAGTATGCTGTGCTTTCAATGCAGCTAATTCACGAGATGCAGAAGTCCGTGAAATTTGTCATGCCGGAAGGTGGGCGAGTCTTTGACACAAAGTTGGAAGCCTTGTCCGAAGAAAGCAAGCTGCCGTTCGATCAGATCATCATTGAGTACGAGTGCAAGGACCGCGGCGGGTTGCCCGAAAAGATCTTTGGCGAGGAGAACACAAAAACAGCCCGCAAAAGGATTGTGTACGCCCAGCAGGAAGAGGGCGGTAGCATTTCCGTATTTTCAGTTGTTGCGTTTCAATCGAATGGCGGAATGGATGTCTGGGTAATGCAGCCGTTTATCGCGCAACTGATTCCGTCCAACATGGTTAAAGATGTCGAACTGAAAAAGCCCGACAGCTTGCCCAAGGGCATGAATTTGCTGAAGCAGTTCAGAATATATTTTCATGATGTTGGCGGGCAAGCTCATCTGAGTTTCGGCGACAAGTGGGAAGAGCACGCCTATTACGACATGGCGGACGAAGTCAACGCTGTGCTGAACCTAATGGAAGCGCTGTCTTGCAAGAACGTCAGCGCAGAAGCGTTGGCCGTCAAGAAGAACAAGTTCCAGCAGAGGAAGCACGGGGCGCTGCCCTACGATGAATACCGGGTTCTGGTTGTCAACAACCGCAATTCAGATCGAGCAGGAAGCGGAGAGGGCACGCATCGATCGCCTCGGGAACACCTGCGTCGGGGCCACATCAGGAGGCTGCCGATCGGCAATGTCTGGGTGAATGCTACGGTAGTGAACCCCGGCAATCACGGCAAGATCGGCAAGGTGTACGCCCTTGAGGCTGCATGATCTACATCGGCATTGATCCCGGGTTCTCTGGCGCATGGGGCATCGTTGACCACCATGGCCGCTACGTTTCCTGCGGCGACATGCACAACGACGGCTACCGCTTGAACACTCGGATGATCGTTGCGGAACTGCGTCAGGCGATCGACATGCAGGACTGCGTAGTTGTTGTTGAGCAAGTTCACTCAATGCCAAAGCAAGGCGTGAGTAGCACGTTCAAGTTCGGGATGGCCTACGGCGCTGCGCTGGCGATTGCTGATCGCATCGTGAGCGACATCACGTTAGTGACTCCGCAGATGTGGAAGCGCAAGATGGGGCTAACTGGAGACAAGGCTGACTCATTGGAAATGGCTCGGGGTCTGTGGCCAAATGCTCCGCTTGAGAGGCAGAAGGACAACGGTCGAGCCGAAGCTTTGCTGCTTGCTGAGTTTTTACGTAAGGAGATGAGGTGAACTTGAAGTACACGGCGGGTTCTAGGATTCACAAGTCGCTGAACGCTCTGAAGATCTGTCCTCTGGAGCCAGCCGAACTGAAGAAGAAGATTGATTGTCAAGACTCTGTGCCGAGGATGATGGAAGAAGTCATCAGCCCAGCGATGAAAGACGGATTGATCGTCAGAAGGGGTAACGTGCTGGAGTTGACGCAGAAGGGATCGGACAAGCTGCTAGAGCTTGGACCGATCAAGAAGATGCTCAAGCCCTTGCAGAAGCTATCAAAGATGGAAGGCGTGTATGACGGGGCGGAACTGAGAAATGTTTCCAGCCGTCCGGGTGCGTATGACTTCTTGAACTGCCCAAGTTTGATAGGAGATCGTCGATATGAAAGACAAGAACGATAAGCTGATTGATCCGAACGAAGCGGTTGACTACATGATCGCCAAGAGCGGCGAGTACGCTCAGGCGAAGGCCAACCGGATCTATGTCGAGGAGTACCGCAAGACCCTCAAGGCCGAGCTATGCAAGCGGGCGCTGGAGATGGGCTATGAGGCCGTGAATGCCCAAGAACGCGAGGCATACAGCCACCCGGACTACAAAGCCCATCTGACGGCCATTAAACAGGCCGTAGAGGCCGAGGAGAAGCTGCGGTGGATGCTGATAGCCGCCGAGGCCCGAATCAGCGTCTGGCGGTCTTTGGAGGCTTCTAACCGTGTTCAAGACAAGGTGGCGATGTGACTCAAGAACAACAAATCGATGAGGCAAAGAAGATTTTGCGATACATGATTGAAGGCTGTCGCCACGTAAAAGGCGAATCCGACATCCATGAGGACGCAAAGAATCTTGCAAGCTTGATGATTTGGGACTGCAACAAGACGCTTGCCGCCCTAGATGGGAAAAAGCTCCCGTCTCTATGAACAACAAGCTCACCGCGGCTGAGCGCCAGCATCTGGCACTGGTGAAGATGCTCCCCTGTTCGGTGTGTGACGCGCCCGGGCCGAGTGACGCCCACCACATCGAGCAGGGGCTTCAATACACCTGCGTGGCCCTGTGCAAGTCCTGTCATCAAGGCTCACTGATGGGCTGGCACGGACAGAAGAGGGCGTGGGCGATCAGGAAGATGGGCGAGTTAGATGCTCTGAACGTGACCATCCAGCGGTTGCTAGAAAGCAACAAAAACCCTAAAGATTGCTTGGGTATTGCATGACGCTCTAACTATCGGTTAATATCTCGGTACCGCAACGTTGCGGGTAACGAGGAAACCGAAATGAAAGCTGATCTTCCCCTGACCCAGATCGACGAGCTTGGCATGCTGCTGGCTCAGATCGCTGAGTTGACCAAGCGTGCTGATGCCATCAAGGACAGCATCAAGGACACCGCCACCGCAGGCGGCCCGTCCGCATACGACGGCACGATGTTCCGTGCGACTGTCGTCGAGGCTAACCGCCGCACTACCGACTGGAAGGCAATCCAGAAGGCTCTCAACATCCCCGAGGACGTGATCATCGAGCACACTTCGGTGGCCGCTGTGTTCTCGGTCAAAGTCACCGCCCGCTAATCAACCCTCGGGGGTTTCGGCCCCCATTTCAGGAGATCAACATGGATATGGACTTCAGCATCAAGACCGACGACGGCCAAGTGTTCGTCAGCCCCTTTGACGACAACGTGTGGGTGGCCATCCACGGCAAACGTGGCAGCTACCGTGCGGTGCTCACCCGTGAGCAGGCCAAGCAAATGATCGACGCCCTGCAATCTGTGCTGGGCACAAGAGAGATCGCAGAATGAGTTGGTGGGACTGGGCGGTTCTCGCCCTTTACGCGGCCATCTGGTACGGCCTGTGGTACATCATCTGGGTTTTGGGAAAGGAGCGTGGAGATGAGTAGCCTACGCGAAGCAGCACAGCAGGCGCTGGAGGCGATAGAAAGTGACACAGTAAAGTTTTCTGCTTGGACAGAAAAGATGCTTGCAGCACAAACCGCCCTCCGCGCAGCACTTGAGTCTGACGATACGGAGATGCTGTTGCGGCAGCATCGCTTTGAAATCGGACGATTACGCGCCGCGCTGGCAGAGCCGGTGGAGCTACTGACGGACGAAGACACCGTGATTGAACTGGCAAAGCAAGCTAAGGTAAAGCCGCTGCTGTATGACGGCAAGTGGGCAGTGGAAAACTTGGATGTGTTTGCCGCCCTTGTTGCCGCGCATGAGCGTGAGGAATGCGCGAAGGAAGCAGAGCTTTGCATCAAGACAGAGCCAAAAGTCAGCATTCGTGCTGCTAACGCTATCGCCGCCGCCATCAGGAGCAGGACATGACAGACGAACAGATCATCGCTTTAGCTGAGTCCCTTGGCTGGAACGTCGAGCACGCAGAAACCAACCGCATGCTCATCCTGTTTGCCAGAGACATTGAAGACTGCGTTCGATCGCAAGAAGGAAGTAGCAATGAAAAAGTGCAAGTGCCCCGCTGGTAGCCCGTTTCACTGGTGGGAGAAGACCAGCGGATTCACCCGGGAGCTAAACCTTGGCTCGGTCATCAGCGTGGGGTCCACCAGAGCAGTAGAGCGTGCAAGGCAGGGTGGACGTGACCCGGCAAGGGTGTACGGCCTGAGTGACAAGGCCGATCTCCAGATCGCCATGTTCGGAGACATCAAGCGGTCGCTGATCAAGCATTAAAAAGCAAAAAATTCTTTTCAAATCAACAACTTACCTGTAAAATCGAGGGTATCTGATGTCTCTTGAGCACCCAGATGTTCGACGGCACACATGGAACAGCGGATTCGAGTGCGGCATAAGCTTCGCCTGCCAAACCTTAAAGCTGGAGCCGGAGGCTTATGGAAAGCTGATGGCCGAATGGAGCCGCCAAACCGCATTGCCGCTGGCGCCCGCCAAACCAAGAGTTAACCGAATCCGCAAAAAGGGCTAAACTTCGCGGCATTGCAACAGTCTCTGAAAGAACGGGATGCCTCGCAAAAGCCTTAAAACCGCCTCAGAAGCGCAAACAGCCCCCGACCAAGGGGTAGATAGCCAATCCGCGCAAAACCCGCCAGAACCGCCGAAAAAGAAGATCGGCAGGCCATCCAAGTACACCCCAGAGATCGCACAGAAGATGTGCGAGATGCTGGCAGACGGTATCCCGCTCAGGGAGATCTGCCGACAAGAAGGCTTCCCAGCTTGGCAGACAGTCTACGACTGGATGTACAGAGACGATGCTTTGGGTGATGCCGGAGTCGGTCTTTCCAGAGCCATCGCACGCGCTCGTGAAGTTGGGCAGGAGGCGATTGCCGAACAGATCTGGATGGACATGAACACGGACCCCGAGCGCATCCTCTCCGAAGGTGGTGGCCGGGTGGATTCCGGGTACGTCCAGTGGCAGAAGGCAAAGGCCGAGATTGGCCTGAAGCTGCTGGCCAAGTGGAACCCGAAGCGTTACGGCGACCGGGTGCAGCTTGCCGGAGACGCTGAGAACCCGCTGGCGGTCAAGGCGGACGTGCAGATCTTTGACGCCATCATTGAGAACTTGGAAGCTAAACGGCAGGCCAAGGCTCATGGATGACGAACTGATCGATGTCCTGAAAGACAAAGATGTCCGCCAGCAGTACACCATGCTACCTGCTGAGAAGCGGGCAGCCTTTGACTGGCGAACCACTTGGCTCAGTAAAGCCCACGACCACCAGATCCTGCCTCCCGGCGACTGGTGGACCATTTGGCTCCTTCTTGCGGGTCGCGGCGCTGGAAAGACCCGAACCGCTGCCGAGCAGATCGGATGGTGGGCTTGGGAGCAGCCCGGAAGCCGCTGGCTCGTAGCCGCCCCGACCTCTGCGGACGTCCGGTCTACCTGTTTTGAGGGCGACTCCGGCCTGATCGCCGTGATCCCCGAAGCCCTGATCGCCGACTACAACCGGGCGTACCACGAGATCAAGCTGAAGAACGGCTCTCTGATCAAAGGCGTCCCAGCCTCTGAGCCGGAGCGTTTCCGGGGCGGCCAGTATCACGGGGCGTGGTGTGACGAGCTTGCTGCGTGGGACTATCTTCAGGATGCGTGGGATCAGATCCAGTTCTCCGTCCGTCTGGGCAAGAGAACCCGCATCCTTGCCACCACCACCCCGAAGCCCAAAGACCTGATCGTCGATCTGGTGGGTAGGGAAGGCCAAGACGTCTGCCTGACCACGGCCAGCACGTATTCCAACCTCGAAAACCTTGCGCCCAGCTTCAAAGCCCAGATCCTCCAGTACGAGGGCACGAAACTGGGGCGGCAGGAGATCTACGCCGAGATCATCGACCCCGAGGAGTCCGGCATCGTCAAGCGGGATTGGTTCCGCCTGTGGCCAGCAGAGAAGCCGTTGCCCAAGCTGGAGTTCGTGATCCAGTCCTACGACTGCGCCTACACCGACAAGACGATCAACGACCCGACCGCCTGCCTGACCTTTGGTGTCTTCAAGCCCATGGACGGGGGCATGTGCGCCCTCCTGATCGACGCTTGGCAAGACCGGCTGCAATACCCTGACCTACGCCCCAAAGTCGTCGAAGAATACGAAACCGTATATGGCGAGGGCAAAGACGCCAAGCGGGTTGACTTGATCCTTGTGGAAGACAAGAGCGCCGGAATCAGTTTGATACAAGACCTGCAACGCGCCCATGTGCCGGTGCGGGCGTACAACCCCGGGCGGGCGGACAAGATTCAGCGGCTGAGCATTGTCTCGAACATCATCCGGGCTGGTCGAGTATGGATACCGGAGTCCAGCGTGCGGGCTGGGAATGTCAGGGACTGGGCGGAGGGGTTTGTTAGCCAAATCTGCGCCTTCCCGGACACGACGCACGATGACTTTGTAGACGCCTGTACGCAGGCTTTGCGCTACCTTAGAGACGGTGGTTGGTTGGTGATTGACGGTCCGCCGCCTAGCTGGCTGGAGGAAGACGATTACGTGGACGCTGGCCGCGGGAAGAAAGAAAACCCCTATGCGGTCTGATTATCCGTGGGCATAATCGGTGCTAACTCTTTTCCCGAGAGGCTGATTCATGGCTGACGAAAAGAAGGCAGCGTTCGGCGTATTCCCGCAGATGAAGCCTCGCCGCTCCCGCCAAGATCCGGAGGCGGCTAAAGATGTTCCCCGACAACTACTGCGTGGCTGGGCTGCTGGCACCCTTGGCCTTCCGGGCGACATTGAGGGGCTGATCCGCATGCTGCCGGGGCTGGACGAGACCCCGCGTCTGCCCACGTCTGAGTTCTACCTTGACTACCTCCCGGGCAAAGCCCAAAGCCCCGCTGGTGAGGCTGCTGCTGGCCTTGGCACGCTGTTCGGCGGGGTTGGGTCCACCAAGGTTGCCCGCGGCGCTCTGGAGACCGCTAAGGCCGCTGGTAAGGCTGGCCGTGCTGCACTTGAGACCGTGGGCACTGGCCCCAGCCCCGGTGGTCTGGCTGCCCAGCGTGGCGTGATCAAGATGCCCGGGGGGAACTGGATGCCCGAAAGCGTTGAGCGTGCTGTTAGGCCGCTGAAAACTCCGGTTGTCCCGAACATTCTTGGAGAAGGCGAGACCCAGTTATCTGCTGCTGATGCGGCTTTGAATAAATGGGTAGAGGGAAACCTGACCAACTATGTAAAAAAGAAAATGGCTACGCCGGAAGACCCGGTGCGGAGGTTGGCGGAACAGGGAATTGTCCATGTGCCGAGCGAACAGGTTGGCATAAACCGTTATCGCGCCCCCGATGTCCGCGCAAGGCTTGGCACTGAGCAACTTGGTAAATCCGAAGCCGCGAAAGCGTGGGAGGACGCTGCCGATACTGCGATTGCTGGCCAGACTGTGGGCAAGCGCAAAGAACTTGCAAGAGAAGGCGTATACAGTTATTTGTACGAACCATGGATGGCGAAACTTGATCCGAATGAAAGGGTCTGGGCTCCCATGGAGGGCAAACTCTCTGAAGGTCTTGGCTTCGACCACATCCTTGACGTACTCCGCGAAGACCTAGCCACAGGCCGCATCCGCCCTGAGCAACTGAGCAAGGTCAGCATGGAGCAGGCAGTCCGCCGCACCTATGAGTACGACCAAGAGCTTGCCAAAAAGATGCAGGAGGCAACCGCTGCTGCACGCGCTGGCTTGCCTGTCTACAAAGAGTATCCCGAGAAGTTCCGCTGGATCGAGCTAAACAAGCCCGGATCGTTTGCGTCTGAGTCCGAAGCCATGGGGCACTCAGTCCGTGGCTACGAGCCGCCTAAGGGCCACCCTGACTGGATTCCTGAGTCTGGTGAGTCTGGCAGCCTTGGGTACGGCCACGGCGGCTGGGAAGCCATCAAGAGCGGCAGGGCTAAGGTCTACTCGCTGGTGGACGAGAAGGGCCAGCCGCATGTCACTGTTGAAGTAGCCAGCGGCAAACACCCGATTGGTTATTCGTTCAAAGGCAAATCAACTGATTTACCTGAAACATTCGAATATAACAGAGATTTCAACAGTGAATATAAGCGACTAACTGAAGATGAAAAAAATGCTGTGTTAAATCGTGCAAAAGAAATTTATACAGCAAACCCAAAAATGGAACGAATGGATGCTTTTCAACAAGCGTCAGACGAAATAATTGGAAGATTGCCAAGCGAAATCACCCAAATCAAAGGCAAACAAAACGCCGCGCCCAAAGAAGAATATCTGCCGTTCGTGCAAGACTTTGTGCGGAGCGGGCAGTGGTCTGATGTTGGTGATTTCCGGAACACTGGGTTGGTTCGCATAGATCCCGAAAGTGATCTAGCGGCAAAGATGAAATCTTTAGGGCAGGAGCCGCCGCCTTATGTTTCTCAGGATGAGCTAACTGGCTTGCTGCATCAATACCTGATTCCTAAGGAAGGCATGAAGCGTGGCGGCAAAGTCCGCTTCACCGACAACCCCGATGCTATGCGTCTGGAGTTGGCTGGTGGTGGACTAGCCAAGCTCAAGAAGCTGGTGAAGGGTGCTCAAGAGACTCCGAAGCCTTTGGAGCGTGCCCCCGCCAAAAGCAAGGAAGAGATCCGCGCCATTGCCGAGCGCATTGCCCCGCAGATGACTGGTGAGTACGTCCGCGGCAAAGGCGCCCAGACGATTGCTGGCAAGACGCAGAAGCAGTTCCAGCGCGAGAAGGGCTTGCAGCACGACATCCGCCCAACTGGGCAATCCATGCCTGAGCCGGAGACGGTCAACATCGAGTCCCTGAAAGACAAGGTGATGATCGGCATCCCGGGCGATCCGACAATCACCGGGCAGACAGTTTACCGAGTGGGTGATGTCCCGCTGGAATCCCCTGCTCCGCAGCATGGTGGCCCGCTGTACGGTCAGGGCCGTGAGGATCAGGCGTTCTGGGCGTCAGGCATCAGCCCTGCTTCCCGTGTCCAGAACTTGACGGACGAGGTATTCCAACAGTACGGCGATCGTGATGTGCTCGGCAACTACATCATGATGACGCCAGATAGCTTGAACTACGCCCAGCACTTTGCTGACGCCAACCTGCAAGCGATTGATCTGTCTAAGATGACGAAGCAGCAGATCGAGCAGTTCAACGAACTGATTCGCCGCGGCAACGCCAAGTCTGGTCCGCGCCCGTCATTCCCCGGCATTGAGGACAAAGGCGCTGCTTATTTGCACTTCTCGATTGACCCGAAGCTTCGGATTCACTTCAACGAATTGATGCAGATGCCAAGGGTTACTGAAAGGCTGAACCTGCCAAGTGGCGCTGATATTGCTCATGCCATCACCGAGCCGAGCCTGCGTGACTTGGAGCGTGGCGTCACTGGCAAATCAATTGGCCGCATGATCCCGGGCGGTAAGCTGACGTTGTCTGAGCATCCGACGTACTCGCATGACATCCCGGGCGAGTTCATGGGCAGCAGCAAGTACCCGATGCCGTATGAGTTGACGTTCCCGGATACTCTGAAGTCCGTCCGCGAGAACCCCGAGCAGGCACCGCAGGAGTTCGGTTCTCTAAAACTGGTTGGACCGCGACAGATCATTGACCAGCAACTGATCGATGAGATCCGTATGTACGAGGAGATGATCAAGGCGCTAACTGGCAGGGCGGAAGGCGGCGCTGTAGAAATGGCCGGTGGCGGGACGATGTCCAAAGTGGCGATGGAGGCGATTGCCAAGCTCAAGCTGCTGCGCGAAGAGGCCGCGGCAAAGGCTGCCCAGCAAGCCCAATACGCCAAGGAGATGGAAGGTCTGGCTACTAGAGACATGCCGACCTTTGAGCAGTGGAAGTCCGTGCAAGACAAGAAGACTGGCTACGCCGCTGGCGGAGAGATCACTGCTGACGACCTGATCATTGAGGAGCGCCCGCTGTGAGCAAGTTCAAGGTACTTGGCAAGCTCTTCTCCAAGACGGATGAGGCCGCCCAATCCTTGAAACGGGAGAAGGGAACTGGCGAGGAGTTCCTGCGCGAGATCCAGAAGACTCCGGGCGTGAAGGCTGCGGAGATCAAGGATCGCAAGCTGGATAAGGTGCTGCCCGCCATGGGCAAGACCACCAAGGCTGAGGTGCTGAAGAAGCTGGAGCAGAACCCGCCTCCGAAGCTTGAGGAGACGGTGAAGGGCGGACAGGAAGAGTGGCGCCGTGAGCTTGATCTGCTGGAGAACCGTGGGGCTATTAACCTGTCTCCGGCTGAGCGCCAGCGGTACTACGAATTGACGGACCGCCGGATCGCTGAAGGGCTGCCTGAAGAAGAGTCCGCGGCCAAGTTTCAGGACTACACCATCCCCGGCGGCGAGAACTACCGCGAGATCCTGCTGCGGTTGCCAAGCAATCGGCCTTCGTTGAAGGACATGGGCCGCGCTGAGTACGATGCGGCGGTTCGGCAGGCAGATCAGCTTGGCATTCGTGATTACCTTTCAACCCACTGGGAAGAGCCAAACGTCCTAGCCCACGCCCGCGTCAGCGACCGCACCGGTCCCAATGGGGAGCGCATCCTCCACGTTGAGGAGATCCAGTCCGACTGGCACCAGCAAGGCCGCAAGCAGGGCTACCAAGACCCCAACATCCTTGAGCAGAAGGCCAAGGCTGAGGCGGCGAGGAAAGCGGCCCAAAGCGTGCTGGACGAAGCGCAGGAGAAGGTCCGCGCTGCCAAGACCAACACCCAGCGGTACGAGGGGATCATCAACGACCCGCGGTTCCCCACGTTCCCTGCGGAGTACCAGACCAGCATCAAGACCTTGCTGGACCGGTACACCAAGGTGTGGATGGATGAGTTGCCGAACCTGATGAAGGCGCAGAAGGAGTTCGACGCTCTGCCTGACCCGGCGACGATGAAGACCACTGGCGTGCCGGATGCCCCGTTCAAGAAGAACTGGCACGAACTGACGATGAAGCGGATCTTGGACTACGCCGCAGACAAGGGCTATGACAAGATCGCCATCACCCCGGGCGCTGAGCAGGCGAAGCGGTACGACCTGAGTAAGCAGATCGGCAAGCTGGAATATGACTTCGGTCCTGCTGACACGGTTGGGCATCTCAAGGCTTATGGCCTAGACGGCGGACGTGTCATTGACCGCACTGTGAAGCCAGAAGAGTTGGCTGATTACATCGGCAAGGAAGCCGCGGAGAAGCTGATCAAAACGCCCGCCGTGAACAACACGCACATGCTTGAAGGCGTTGATCTCCAAGTAGGCGGCGAAGGGATGAAGGGCTTCTACGACCAGATCCTGCCGACCTACCTGAACGACCTTGGCAAGCCCTACGGCGCTACTGTGGGGCAGATGGACATCATCACGAAGCCAGAGCAGTCCATCCCACAGATTTCCGCCCCGGGCATTGGGCACTTTCCTGAGCCGATCATTGAACCTGCCCAGACAGTCAAAGTCCATACCTTCGACATCACCCCCCAGATGCGGGAGGAGATTAAGTCCAAGGGCTTGCCGCTGTATCAAGTCGCCGCGCCAGTCGCAATAGGGGCTGCTGCTGCCGCCATGGAAGAGCCTGCTGCTGAGCCTGAATACCGCAAAGGCGGGAAGGTCAAACGCAAAGTGAAGTTTTCAACCAACCCGGACGCCATGCGTCTGGAGATGCTGTCAAGGAGCCGGTAATGTCACCGCTCGTACTTGCTTTACTAGGACGGCAGCTAGGCCCGTCTATTGCCCGCGATTTGCCGCCAGATCTTCGTGCTCCGGCGAACATATTCATGAACCCGCTAGGTGCCTTGCAGAGCGCTTTGATGATTGGCGGCGGCAGCCTATACGACTATCTCAAGAACAAGTCAGAGGCCGACAGATATCGTGAGGCCATGTCTGCCGCCATGGAAAGCGGACAGTCAATTCCTCCGGCTCCTAGTTTCTCAAACATTGGCGGCGATCTGGCCAACATGATTGACCGAGACATGGCCATGCGTATGCAGACAGGCGACATGCTGCGTTCTGGTATTGCATCGTTCCTGCCTGAGCCAATTGCAAATGTCGTTGCTCCCGGATTCAGACCAGCCGGGTTTTCAAGACAAGAGATGGAAGACATGATTCCAATTTCTTATCCTGAGACTCCGTATCAAACGTTCCGCCAAGACGAATTGCTTGAGCAGTTATTGGGCGTTGGTAATGTGCAAGTTCCTGACTTTGGGAATGTGTCATTTGAGGCGCCCAGTATTGAATACTCAAACCCGGTTATTCCCGGTATCCTTGATGATCAGACTTTTAGGGCAGAGCAGCCGGAAGAGGTTTATTACTTCCCGGAGTTGAACGCTCCGACTTATGAGTTGCCAAGCGTCACTGTTTCTGCGCCAAGCGTAAGTCTGCCAGACATCAGTCTCCCAGACATTAGCCTCCCAGACATGAACTTGCCAGATTTGAACTTGCCAAACATTTCATTTGATATGCCAAGCAACTTTGACTTCGGCGCATTTGACAACATTGACTATGGCGAGTTTTTCCGGCGCGGCGGTGGCGTCAAACGTAAAGGGTAAGCATGGCTACACAGTTCCCCATTGATCCCGAGTTTGGGCGTTTTGTGCCCGGTATCGAGGATGAGTCCGTCGAAGAGGCTGTCGCTGTAGACATGCCTGACGAAGCGCCTGAAGTAGAGGTTCTGCCTGACGGCTCTGCCATCGTGAAGATGGATGAGTTCCGGGGGCCGGACGAAAGCCCAGACTTCTACGAGAACCTCGCTGACAAGGTTGACACGTTTGACCTGAGCAGCATGGCCATGCGCTTCGTCAACTTGGTGGACAAAGACAAGCAGGCCCGCGAAGAACGCGACAAACAGTACGAAGAAGGCTTGAAGCGCACTGGTCTTGGCAAGGATGCTCCGGGCGGTGCTCAGTTTATGGGTGCCAGCCGCGTTGTTCACCCGATCATGGCCGAGGCTTGCGTGGACTTCGCCTCTCGCGCCATCAAAGAGCTTTTCCCGCCAGATGGTCCGGTTCGCACCAAGATCATGGGCGAAGTGGACATGGAGAAGAGCGATCGTGCTGAGCGCAAGCGCGACTACATGAACTGGCAGTTGACGGAGCAGATCGAAGAGTTCCGCGACGAGCAAGAGCAGCTTCTGACGCAGCTTCCGCTGGGCGGCTCACAGTATCTGAAGCTCTGGTATGACGAGGACAAGAAGCGCCCCTGCGTCGAGTTCTTGCCGATCGACCGAGTGATCGTTCCGTTTGCGGCGACGAACTTCTATACGGCACAGCGTGCCACCGAGATTCACGAGATCACGGAGTGGGAGTTCCGCCGCCGCATCAAGTCTGGCCTGTACCGCGACATTGACTTCATTCGTGCCACCATGGAGCCGGAAGAGTCAAAGGCGCAGAAGGCCAACGACAAGATTGAAGGCCGCAAGTATCAAGACAACGAGGACGGTATTCGCCGGGTGTATCACATCTACACATGGCTGGAGATCGAAGAAGACTCGTTCAGCAAGGGAGAGAGCGCACCCTACATCCTGATGATTGACGAACTGGAGAACGAAGTCGTCGGTCTGTATCGGAACTGGGAAGAGGGCGATGAGACGATGACCAAACTCGACTGGATTGTCGAGTTCAAGTTCATCCCGTGGCGTGGTGCTTACGCTATCGGCCTGCCTCATCTGATAGGCGGTCTATCGGCTGCCTTGACTGGCGCTCTGCGTGCTTTGCTGGATTCGGCGCACATCAACAACAGCGCCACGATGCTCAAGCTCAAGGGGGCCAAGATCTCTGGCCAGAGCCAGCAGGTGGACGTGACGCAAGTCTGCGAGATTGAAGGTGCCCCGGGCGTGGACGACATCAAGAAGATCGCCATGCCGATGCCGTTCAACCCGCCTTCTGCGGTGCTGTATCAGCTTCTGGGCTGGCTGGATGGCGCTGCCAAGGGCGTGGTGACGACCGCAGAAGAGAAGATTGCTGACGTCACGGCTAACACTCCGGTGGGGACGACGCAAGCCCTGATCGAGCAGGGTGCTGCGGTGTTCTCCGCGATCCATGCCCGCCTGCACGACAGCCAGAGCCGCGTGCTGAAGATCCTCGGTCGTCTTAACCGCTGGTATCTGGACGAGCAGCGCAAGGGTGAGGTCATCGCCGACCTGCCGATCAACCGAGACGACTTTAAGCGCAACACGGACGTAGTGCCGGTCTCTGATCCGCACATCTTCTCTGAGACGCAGCGTATGGCCCAGATGCAGGCTGTGCTGGCGCGTTCGGACAAGAACCCCGATCTGTATGACCGTCGCGCTGTAGAGCAGCGTTTCCTCAAGCAGTTGAAGGTGCCCGCCATCAACGAACTGCTGCGCGATGCCCCGTCTCCCGAGGAGCGAAGCTCTGCCGACGAGAACGTGGCCATGGCGATTGGCCAGAACGCCTTTGCGTATCTGCATCAAGACCATCTGGCGCATATCCAAAGCCATCTGGACTTTGCCAAGAACCCGGCGTTTGGCGGTAACCCGCTGATCATGCCGACCTTCTTGCCCAAGGTCATGGAGCACATCAAGCAGCACATGGTGCTGTGGTATCTCACCCGGACTCAGGGCTACGTGTCCAAGTTCCGCGACGGCAAGCCGGTGACCGAGGCAGAGTACGAAGACAAGCGTCTGACTGCCCAGCTTGACAAGGTGTTTGCGCTGGCTTCACAGCACGTTGACATGGATACCGAGCCGACCTTCCGTCAGGTCATGCCGACGATCATGCAACTGGTGCAGAGCATGCAGCAGGCCAATCAGGCCCGCCAACAGCAGATCCCGCTGCCGCCTGACGCTCAGGTGGTCATGCAGACCAGCATGGCTGAAACCCAGCGCCGCGCCGCCCGAGATCAGGCTGAGATGCAACTTAAGTCTCAACAACTGGCGCAGGATGGCCAGATTGAGATGGCCCGGATTCAGAACGAGCAGCAACGGGCGGATACGGACAACCAGATTGAAGTTGCCCTGAACGCCAACAACAACCTGACCAAAGAGCGCATTGAATCTGCACGCTTGACCCGAGAGGACGCCAAGCTGCAATCCGAGCAGTTCGAAACTGCAATCCGCCTCCAACGCGAGGCACAACGTAACCTGACTGGAGGTATCTGATGGCTACCCAAAACCCGTACCACAACGAAGCCGTGCCGATGCACAAGCGTATTGCCGCTGGCGAGAAGCTTGACGGCACCAGCTTGCAGTCCAAGGGCGGCGCCCCGATCAACAACTCTCAGCCAAAAGGAGGTCTGTCTCAAGCTAAAAAGAAATGAGCACCATTGGTGACTTAATCGGTGCGATCAAGGCACGCCAAGCTGAAATAAGCTCGTCCTTAGCGACTGGAACAGTTGCGTCATGGGAGGCGTACCACCGCATCGTTGGCGTTCATCAAGGCTTACAGGAAGTCTTGGTGATTATTGACAAACTATTAAAGGATCCTGATGAAGATGAATGAGCCGGTGGCTTTTGACGAAGCCGAAATGAAGTGGGCTTTCCCTGCTGTTGATTCCGGTGCTACTCCTCTTGGTGGACGTATTCTTGTTCAGCTACGACGTACCAAAAAGAAGGCAACCAATTCCGGAATTATTTTGGTGGAGGAAACCCGCCAAGCCGAGAAATGGAACGGACAAATCGCCAAAGTAATTGCGATTGGCCCGTTGGCTTTCAAACACCGTGACACGATGCAATCGTGGCCCGAGGGTTCGTGGTGTGAAGTCGGTGACTTCATCCGCGTTCCGAAGTGGGGCGGTGATCGGTGGGAAGTATCAGTTCCGGGTGAGGACGATCTGGAAGATCCAGCGTTGTTCATGATCCTGAACGACCACGAAGTCATTGCCAAAGTGACTGGTGACCCCTTCTTGTTTAAGGCGTACGTATGAGCACAGATACCAAAGACACAGAGCCAGAACTGAAGATCAAGGAAACGCCGGACGGATCGGCGGTTATTGACCTTCCCGATAACTTCGTCGAGGAAGAGGAGGCTCCCTCTCCCGCGCCGGCCCCGGAGGCTGTAGAAGCCCCCCAAGAGGCCGTCGCGGCTGACGACGATGATCAGGACCGGGACGACGATACGGAGGCTCTGAGGGCCGCCAAACGCGCCCGCCGCAAGGCTAAGCGAGAGCTTGCCAAGCAGACCAGTATTGAGAAGGATCACCGCCTTCAGATGCTGCAACGCCAAAATCAGGAGCTAATGGAGCGCCTGTCTGTCGTAGAGCGCAAGACCCACGGCTCCGAACTTGCCCAGTTGGACAAGGCAATCGATGACACACAGTTAAAGATTGAGTACGCCAAGCGCAAGATGGCGGAGGCTACGGACGCGCAAGACGGCGAGGCGATGGCCAAAGCTCAGGAGATGTGGTACGACGCCCGTCGCCGCTTTGATGCGCTGCAACATATTAAAAAGGCCGCAGTTAAACCTGTAGTTCAACAACAGCAGCCTAATTTGCCTGATCCGAGGTTGCAGCGTTTGGCTGCCAACTGGATGGAGCGTAATCCGTGGTACCGCCCGGATACCTCTGACATCGACAGCAAAATTGCCAAGCAGATTGATGAAAAGCTCCATGAGGAGGGATGGGATCCCACTCAAAAAGATTATTGGGACGAGCTTGACAATCGCTTGCGTATGTATCTTCCCCATAGATACAATGAATCCACGGACGAAATTCCGTCTGCTCGTAAACCAAGGAGTGTTGTGACTGGCTCAGGACGCGAAGTTGCAGCGAGTGCGGGTGGTAAGAACACGTTCATGCTTAACGCCGATCAAGTTCGGGCGATGAAAGAAGCAGGAATGTGGGAAGACCCTGAAAAACGTACTCGCATGATTCGTCGTTACGCCGAAATGGCACGTCAAGGTAATAGGAGCTAAACATGGAATCTCGTCTCAAAAAATCTCTCTCCGCTGGCGGACGCCAAACTCGCGCAAGTGAGGACGACGTGCGTGAAGCGCCGCAAGAGAAGTTCATGTCGTCACAGGAACGTCGCAAGATGTGGACTGACGAATGGACGCAATCCGCGCTGCCAAAAGCCCCACAAGATCCACAGTGGCACTTTTGCTGGCTTTCCACCACCAATGGCTACGACAGCATTGACAAGCGTTTGAGGCTTGGATACGTACCTGTTCGCGCAGACGAGTATCCGGGTTACGAGAACTACAAAGTTAAGGCTGGAGAGCACACTGGTTTTATCGCCTGCAACGAAATGCTCCTGCATAAACTTCCGATGGATATTTATCAGGACATCATGTTGCAGATGCACCATGAGGCTCCCAACGACGAGGCGGACAAAATCCGCGTCCAAGCTGAGAGCGTTGCTCAGGGTCAGCGCGATAGCAATGGAAAGCAGCTAGGTCGCTTGGAAGGTGAAGGCTTTGGCAATCTTGATCGTGAAGTCCCGTTGCCCGTCTTCCAAGGGTAACGACTTTCCAATGGAGTTTTGCTATGTCTGCAACTAATGCTCCGTTCGGTCTGCGCCCCGCGTTCCATCCCTCGGGTCTGGATCGCGCTCAGGCGCTGGCTGGCGGTATCGTTTCGGGCTTCGGCTCGAACATTCTCAAAGGTCAGCCGGTTAAATACGTGACTGGTGGACAGATTGAACCGGCAGCCGCTGGTCAATCGTTCGTCGGCGCCTTCGCGGGCGTCGAATTCACCGACACTACTGGCCGTCGTCGTGTCTCAAACTACTGGCCTGCCAGCACGGCATACCAGACTGGTTCGTGCGTGGCTTACTTCTACAACGATCCCAACATCGTGTACGAAATTCAGGCCGACGGTTCGCTGGCTCAATCCTCGATCGGCGACATGGCTGATCTGAGCAACACCACCGCTGGTTCCACGACCACGGGTCTGTCGCAATGCACGCTGTCCACCACTCTGGCGGGCGCGGGCAACAGCGCACAGATGCTGATTCGTGATCTGGCTCCGTACCCCGACAATGAGTGGGGCGATGCGTACACGATTGTGCGAGTAACGATTAACGAGTCGCAGGTCAATGCGTCCGTTAACGCCATTTAAGGAGGGCTAAAAAATGGCAGCCCCGATGCGTAGTACAGACTTTCGTTCCATCGTTGAGCCTATCCTCAACGAGTGCTTCGACGGAGTCTATGATCAGCGTTCCGACGAGTGGTCTCGTGTCTTCACGGAACAAGAAGGCATCCCGCGCAACTACCACGAAGAACCCGTCCTGTACGGCTTCGGCGCGGCTCCGCAACTGCCTGATGGCACCCCGGTGACCTATCAGCAGGGCGGCGTGCTGTTCCTGAAGCGTTACGTCTACAACGTGTACGGTCTGGCATTCAGCCTGACCAAAGTGCTGGTTGAAGACGGTGACCACATCCGTATCGGTCAGGTGTACGCTCGTCACCTCGCGCAGTCGCTCATCGAGACGAAGGAAACGCTGTCGGCCAACGTGCTGAACCGCGCTTTCAACTCTTCGTACCCGGGCGGCGACGGCGTGCAGTTGAACTCGGCTTCGCACCCGATCGTCAACGGCACCTTCAGCAACCTGCTGACCACCGCGGCCAACCTGTCGCAGACCTCGCTTGAGCAGATGCTCATTCAGATCCGTCAGGCTGTGGACAACAACGGCAAGAAGATTCGTCTGGTGCCCCGCCAACTGGTGGTCGCTCCGGGCAACGTCTTCCAAGCCGAAGTTCTCCTGAAGTCCGTTCTGCGTTCTGGCAACGCCAACAACGACATCAACCCCATCAAGTCGATTGGCTTGCTGGACGAGGGTGCCGCTGTTCTGTCGCGTCTGACCAACCCGAGCGCATGGTGGGTGCAGACTGATGCTCCGGAAGGCATGAAGCTGCTGATGCGCCGTCGTCTTGAGAAGACGAGGGAAGGTGACTTTGAGACCGACTCTATGCGGTACGAGGCCACCGAGCGGTACGACGTGGGCTTCACCGATCCGCGTGCCATGTACGGTACCCCCGGCGTCTAAATCCAAGCGGGGGCTTCGGCCCCTGCTCCACACTAGGAGAAGACAATGGCACAAACCTACTTTGGTTCGACCCTGCGCTCCGGTTCTGGCACGCTGACTGACACCACTGACGGCGGATTCGTCGTCTTGAGTCAGACAACTACTGTCACTACCGCAGCAGCGGGAACTGCAACAAGTGCATCGCTGACGCTCCCTGCCAATTCTCAGATCATCGACTTTATGGTCGACATGGTTCAAGATGAGGTGGTTGGCGGCGGTACTGCAACTCAGATTGCGATGACCATTGGAACTGCTGCGGCGGGTACACAGTATGTGTCCTCGACCAACATTTTCGCTGGTGGTCGCGCAGCACTTTCATTTACTGCCGCTCAATTGGCCGCGATGGCTGACATTGGCTCTAACCAGTCTGTCTTCATCACTGTTGACCCCAACGGCACGATCAGCACAACTCAAGCGATTGTTCGCCTGACCGTTGTGTATGCTCAGAAAGTTTGAGGAGGTCATCATGGGCCAATTCAAACCGATGGTCAAAATGATGACCACCGAACCTTCGGTGGAACTCAAGCTGAAGAAGGGCGGCGCTGTTGCTAAGCCCAAGAAGATGATGGATGGCGGCGCCATGGGCAGCGCCGTAGCTCCTGCGATTGCGCGGGCTGCTATGGCTGCGGCACCTATGGGTCGTGGTCCGTCTCGTCCTTCGATGGCTTCTCGTCGTCGCGCCATGATGGGTCGCCCCATGATGGCCGAAGGCGGCGAAACCAAAGCTGAGCACAAGGCCGAGATGAAGACGATGAGTCAGACTGCCAAAAAGCTCAAAGAGCATGCGGCAATGCCTGCCTCAAAGGCTCATAAAGGTCTGAAGACTGGTGGCGTAGCGATGGGTCAGGGCGGCTACAAGAGTGGCGGTTCTGTGGCTGCTTCTGAGCGTGGTGCTGAAGGGTACAAAAATACCAAGATGCACACTGCTGAGTACACCGGCAAAACGTCTGGCAAGACTGGCGAAGTCAAGCTGGGCAATGCTGGCGGCTACAAGAAAGGCGGCGCAGCCTGCTATGCCAAGGGCGGCGGTGTGGAGGGTAATGTCTCTACGTCCAAACCCGGCGTAACCAACACTACTACTGGCGGTGTCCGTCTCGGTAACGCGGGCGGCTACAAGAAGGGTGGTGCCACAAAAAAGTTTGCTGAGGGCGGTTCTGTAAAGATCGCCCGCGGCGGACTGAATGACGCCGGTAAGCCTGAGCAGATGCCGCAAGGCAAGAAGGCTCCTTCAACTCCTGTTTCCATCAATCAATTGTCTGGCACCTTCAAAAAGGGTGGCACGGTCAAGAAGGCTGGTGGCGGTCAAGTTACTGAGCGTGAGCAACGTATGCTTGACAAGGCGTATGAAGAGAGCATTGGCCCGTCGAAGGCAGAGATGGACATGGCCCGCACGATTCGTGACATCCCGGGAAAACTTTTCCGGGGTGCCAAGAGCATGCTGGGTATGGACAGAAAGCCCGGGGCTGGCAGCGTGACTGAGACCGAGAAATCGGTAACGGTGACGCCTGCAAAGAAGCGCGGCGGATCAGTGAAGTGCTGACCAAGGTGGGGGCTTCGGCCCCCGCTTTCTTTGAAGGATAGACATGAAAGTCCAAACAGTTTCTAAGACTGGCGTTGGCTCCAGCACGCCCATTGTGATGAACACCAACATCAGCCCGTTCAATGTGGGTTTTGGTGTGATTGCTACTGGCACGGTGGACTACACGGTGCAGCACACGTTTGATGATCCCGCTGTTGGGTTTACGACGTGGTTTTCGCACCCAACCGTGGCTGGGGAGACGGCCAATGCGGATGGCAACTACGCCTTCCCGGTGACTGGCATCAAGGTTCTGGTGAACTCTGGCACCGGATCTGCAACCCTGAAGTTGATTCAGGCAGGCATCTAATGGGCAAAGTAGGCTACGGCGGAGTTGCCGATCAGGCCAACACTAGCGACGGCTTTGCCCTCGGTGTAGGGGCGCAGAACGTCATCGGTGGCACCGACTTTGGCCTTGATGTGGGCGACGATGGTGTGGTGGATGTGTACGGCGCCTTGCCCGTGACCACGTTCTACATCGCTGATGAAACGGCGCCCGGGTACGTCTTGCAAGAAAACGACGACAAAATAGTTTTGGAGGCTTCGTAATGGCCGATCAAAAAATCTCAGCAATGCCCTCAGCGGCCACGTTGACTGGCGCGGAGCTTGTCCCGTTGGTGCAAAGTGGAGCCAACGTCAAGGCAACGCTCAATAGCATTCGTGCGTTTGATAACGCATATGGCGGTTTTAGCGATAGCACTGATCAAACGGGCAGCATCTCTGCTGGGACCGTTGTCACTTTCAACACGATTGATGTTGCTGACGGCATTACGATCGCCAGCGGAAGCCGTATTACGGTTCCAAATGCAGGCAAGTACAGCCTGCAATTCAGCATTCAGTTCAAGAACACCAACAACGCTCAAGACGACGCGACTGTCTGGCTTCGGATCAACGGAGTAGACCTTGCGAACTCTGCAACTCAATACACCGTCCCGGCAAGAAAGAGTGCAAGCATTTTTGGCTACAACGTAGCTTCTCTGACTTTTTTGCTGGATCTTGCCGCCAATGACTACGTCGAGATTGTGTGGATTCCGACGGCCACAACGGTAACAATTGAGCATCTGCCAGCAAGCGTATCTCCTGCGTATCCGGCGATCCCCTCTGTTATTGCAACAGTTGTTCAGGTGGCATAAATGCCCGCCAAGTCCAAAGCCCAGTTTCGGCTGATGAAGGCAGCGGAGAACAATCCGAAGTTTGCCAAAAAGGTAGGCATTCGGCCTGATGTCGCTGCTGAATACACGCAGTCCAACGTGAAAGGGAAGTCGTATGCGAAGCTACCTGAAAAAATGGCTGGGGGCGGCCCGTCGCTGGCTATCGGGCGTGGTGAGAAGCTTCCAGCGGAAAAGGGTGCAGGTCTCACCGCCAAAGGACGCGCCAAGTACAACCGCGAAACGGGATCAAACCTGAAGCCTCCGCAACCTCAAGGCGGCAAGCGGAGGGACTCGTTCTGTGCTCGGATGGGTCCGGTTGCTGAGAAAAGTGAAAAAGGAAGCCGCGCACGGGCATCGATGAAGCGTTGGAACTGCCCGGGCTGGTGAAAGGACTCTTATGAGCTACTCCGGGACGTATGGGCAGGTCTATAACGTTCAGACTGTCATTGATCACGCCGCCCGCCGGTGCGGAAAGCTGGCTGAAGAGCTAACTTCTGAGCAAGTTTTGAGTGCTCGGGAGTCGTTGGGCTTTGTTCTGACGAACCTGATCAACATTGGCATCCAGTATTGGGCCATCCGCAAGGAGGTTATTGGACTTCAGGCGGACAAATACATCTATACCCTGCCTACGGGTGCTAACGACGTCCTAAATGCGCTGTATCGCACCCTGAGCCGCCCTACTGGCAGCTATACAAGCAGCGCGGGGGGCACTGTGGCCAACGTTGCGGACAGCGATGTGGACACTTTTTGTCAGCAAACCTCCGCCAATGGCAACATTTCGGTCAATTTTGGGACTGACAACCCGATTTATGCTGGTTCGATTGGTCTTTTGCCTTACGTTTCTGGCGGTGGCAGTGCTACTTGGACGCTAACGCTTGAATACTCGACCGATGGATCGACTTGGAACACGCTAGACAACCTCGGATCGGTCGTTGTGACCGACAACCAGTGGATTTGGACCGATATTGACCCCGGGCAGACGGTTCAATACTACCGGGTGCGTGCTTCTGGCGGTACGACGCTGGCTTTGCGTGAGTTTTACGTGGGAAACAACTCCCGCGAGATCACGATGAGCCGTTTGAACCGCGACGACTACACCAACCTGCCGAACAAAAACTTTACGGCCAACCAGCCGTACCAGTTCTGGTTCAATAGGACGGTTCCGACCCCTGAAATCTACCTTTGGCCCACTCCAAGCGACCCGTTCGTGCAGATGACGGTCTGGTACAGCAAGCAAGTCATGGATGTAGGCGATCTGACCGACGAGTTGGAGATCCCGCAGCGGTGGTATCTGGCCGTGGTGAACATGCTGGCCCATCAGATGGCCATGGAACTGCCCGGTGTGGACGTAAATCGCCTGACCTATCTTGAGCAGCAGGCGGAGAAGACCCTGAACCTTGCTGAGCAGGAAGAGCGCGACAAATCTCCGATCTACTTCGCGCCGAACATCAGCGTATACACCCGGTGACGTATGGGTATCTTCCTAGACACCATCGGAAATGCCTCGCTGGCCATCTTCATCTGCGATAGATGCAAGATGAAGCGTGCTATGGATGAGCAGATGTCTGACCCGAACTTTCCGGGTTTGAAAGTCTGCCAACAGGGCTGCGCGGACGAGAAAGACCCCTACCGTTTGCCTGCTAGGAAGACTGAGCGCATCAACCTGCGTTTCCCGCGTCCGGATGTCAGTGTTGCTCTTGATCCCAACAACTTGGTTACCGATAATCAAGGGGATTACATTATCTCCACCGAAGGCAACACGGATACACCCGAAAACAACGGCAACCTTGACGGAATTTCGGTGACACCATAATGGCTAATCAAACCATATCCCAGTTGCCCAGTGCTGGTGCAATTACCGGCACAGAGTTGGTTCCGATTGTCCAGAACGGAGTGACCGTTCAGACGACGACCGGAGCGATTGCCGCCTCTCCTAGTCAGACTCAGACTTTTCTGACGCTGAACAACGAGCCGACGCTGAACAACAGCCGGTTTCTGTCTACTGACGCGAACCTGAGTCTCACGGATGGTGGGGCACAGTCTTTCCTGCGGATCAACCTGACGGGTGCGGCTGCAAGCCTGAACTCCAGCGGCAACGGCTTTCAGGTCAAGACCGGGCTGACCACGGTCGTTCCCAGACTGATCACAACGGCCACCAGTGGCATTTCTATCGCCAATGGTGACGGTGTATCGGGTAACCCCACGATCTCGCTTACAGGGCAGGTTTTAAGCCTTGCAAACGCCTCTGGGGCGGGTCTGGTCGCGTTGCCGAACAATGGCACGGTGACGCCTCGTTCGATCGTCGGAACGGCTTCTGAGATCGATGTGGCAGACGGGGATGGTGCAGCAGGTAACCCGACGGTGGGGCTGGCTGACAACCCTGTTCTGCCGGGTATTGAAGGCGTAGTTGTCCCGAGTGGCAATACAGGTGATCGTCCTGTTGTCCCGACGAACGGCACTTTGCGCTACAACTCGCAGACGGCAACGTTTGAGGGATATGCTAACAATGCTTGGGGTTCAATCACAACAGGCACCGGAGTTACTTCGGTAGATGCCTCGGGGGGCACGACTGGATTCACGTTCTCTGGTGGTCCGATTACGACTGCCGGTGTGCTGACGATGTCTGGCACGCTCAACGTGGCCAATGGTGGTACTGGCGCTAATACCCTGACTGGATATGTCAAGGGCAGCGGGACCAGCGCCTTCACGGCCTCGGCGACCATCCCCGGGGCTGACATTAGCGGGAACATCTCTGGTAATGCTGCGAACGTCACCGGCACGGTTCTGGTGGCTAATGGCGGCACCGGGGCCACTACCCTGACCGGATACGTCAAGGGTAACGGCACCAGCACGATGACCGCATCCGCGACGATCCCGAACACGGACGTCACTGGTCTGGGCACGATGTCCACCCAGAACGCCGGGAGCGTGGCGATTACTGGCGGGACGATCAACGGCACCACGCTGGGTGCCACGACTCCTGCGGCGGCCACGTTCACGTCGGTGGCCATGACCTCCGGCACGATCACTACAGCGCCGACTACGGGCAACGACATCGTCAACAAGACGTATGCTGACTCGATCGCCTCGGGCATCAACTTCCATGAGTCATGCGCCTATGCGACGACTGCCGCGCTGCCGACGGTCACGTACAACAACGGAACTTCGGGTGTAGGTGCCACGCTTACGGCTACAGCGAACGGCGCTCTGGTCATTGATGGCCATACGTTCGTATCCCCTGCGGATGACAACAAGCGGGTTCTGATCAAGAACCAAGCCAACACGGCGCACAACGGTGTCTATACGGTCACTCAGGTGGGCGATGGCAGCAACCCGTTCATCCTGACCCGTGCGACTGACTTTGACAGTGCTGGTACTGGTGTCGATCAGATCAACCAAGGCGACTTCTTCCTGATCACCGGGGGAACGGCAAACGGCAACACCTCTTGGGTGCAGCAGACGCCGCTGCCGATCACGGTGGGAACGACGGGGATTGTCTTCACCCAGTTCGGTGCGCCACTGACCTACTCGGCTGGCACGGGTCTAACCGAGTCTCCTTCGTACACCTTCAACATCGCCACCACCGGAGTCGTGTCAGGTAGCTACGGAAGCGCCTCTTCCGTTGCGGCGATTGCGGTCAATGCCCAAGGCCAGATCACCTCGGCCACAGATACCTCGATTGCCATTTCTGCGTCGCAGGTGACGTCTGGGTCGTTTGGGGTGGATCGTGGCGCGGTGGGGATTACCAGCTATTCGGTTGGTGACCTGATCTACGCTAACACGACGACGTCGTTTGACAAGTTGGCCATCGGTGCTGCCAGCCGGATTCTGACGTCTACAGGTTCGGCTCCGTCGTGGACTGACCCATCGACGATTACTGTGGGTACGGCTACTAATGCCACGAACGCCACGAATGTTGGGGTGGCTGTTGATAGCACGAATGCAAACTACTTCCTTGGCATCTACAGTGCAAATACCGGAAACCTGCCGACCAAGGTAGCGACTGGTCTGACCGCTAATCCATCCACCGGCATGATGACTGGTGGCATCTCTGGAGGAACCTTCTAATGGCACAAGCAGGCTTTACGCCAATTCAACTTTATCGGACGGCTACTCCGAGTGCGACGCCAACTGCTGGTAATTTAGCCGATGGAGAGCTTGCTCTAAATACAGTTGATGAGAAACTGTATTTTAAGAACTCTTCCGGCACAGTTAAGCTTTTGGCGGCAAATGTCACGCCTGCTGCAAATGGCGGCACGGGGCAATCCTCGCTCACGCTCAACAACGTCATTCTGGGCAACGGCACCAGCGCAGTGCAATTCGTGGCGCCGGGGACAAATGGCAACGTCCTGACCTCCAACGGTACGACATGGACATCTGCCGTTTTGCCTGCCGGTGGTTTGACCTACGTCTACAAGACGGCCAACTACACCACGCAAGATAAAGAGGGCGTGTTGGCGGATACCACGGGCGGGGCATTCACGGTCACGCTCCCGGCTACTCCGTCCACTGGCGCTCAGGTGGTGGTTGCCGATGCTGGCGGTGCTTGGGGCACTAACAACCTGACCGTTGGTCGTAACGGCTCCACAATCTCCGGCTTGGCTGAAGACCTTGTTTGCGACATCTCCGGCGCCAGCGTGCAATTTGTGTATGACGGCACGACTTGGGAGATATACACGCAGATTGGCGGGAACGGGGGTACAGCGGTTACGTTGACTGGCACTCAGACGCTGACCAACAAGACGATTGCATTTTCGAGTAACACGCTGACTGATGTTGCAAGTATAAACACATCGCAGACGCTGACCAACAAGACGATTGCCTATGCCAGCAATACCTTAACCGGCGTGGCTGGAACGGCTGCTGCCAATACGTTTACTGCAACCCAGACGCTGACCGGCGGGGCCAGTACGTTGGGCTCTGTATTGGCGAACACGGCAGAGGTTGTAACGGTGTCGGCCACCGCAGCTACGGGCACGATCAACTTTGACGTGACCACCCAGTCAGTTCTGTACTACACCACCAACGCATCGGC